CAGCTAGGTTAGTCTTACCTTCTTTAAGCTCATTGAAGATAAGTCTGCGTAGTAGTGTGTCACTGATTGGCATATCTAGCTGCCTAGACATTGCTTGATCCCATGCTAGTTCTATCTTATCATACTTGAGATTGATAGCATTCTTAACGTCTTCATCCTCTGTAGATTCCAAGTCGCTTTGACGTTTACTCTCAATTTCTTGTCTGATCTTCTCGTCAGCAGACTTTGTTTTATCTTGTGAAAGTGGTTTCTCACCAAGGATACTAGCTACCTGTTCGTAGATAGACATCTTGGTATTAGGGGGAGTTCCTTTTAGGCCAAGGGAAATGAGTGCGTTTTTAACTATACTGCCAAGCTCTCTGTTCTGTGCATTATCAAGTTCTCCTAGTGGGCCGGGCTTATTCTCTTGATTAGATAGAGTCTTCCAGAATCCCGTCTCTAGTCCATTAGCTGCTCCTTCGATCAGTTTGCTTCTGTAGTTGGTGAGGCCGCCTTGTAGGATGTTCTTTACACCCTGCTTAATTTTGTTTGCCGATTCACTAAGGGATACATATTTAGTTTCGATTGTGCCTCCAAATAGCTTCTGTAACGCAAGCATAGCTGCAACCAATGGGTCTTTAATCTCTGGCTTTGTTGCTTTATCAATTTGGGTATTGATATTCTCTACAAGTTCAGTTCCTATCTTCTCACCTACTTGAGTGAGTTCATCAAGAATTACTTCTTCCTCATTTACCTTTGTCTCATTTACAGCGGTAAGGATTCTTTTGATTTTGGCAACCTGATCTTCAGTTGGTGTAGTTGTGTTGAAGAATCTCTGTGCTGCCAGTTCAATAAATCCTGCCTGCTCTGCTTCGTTAGCTTGGATGATGTAGCTTTTAAGCCCCGCCAATGCGCCGAGTGTGCGAGCAATGTCTTCTTCAGTTGCAAGACTTGTTCCAACAATGTTGAGTTTATTGTTGAGCAAGTAATTCAACATGGAATTATCGCCCTGCCCCGATAACTTGATGGCATACTTATACAACTCATTGCGAAGTTTAGACATACCAACAGTCTGTTTGATAACTTCAAATGCGTTGCGCTCTGCCTCAGTTGCGTCTTCTGCTACATCAACCTCCTGCATGGTTTCGCGGGTAAGTTGGTTGATAGCCTCGGCGTTGTTTTTGGCATCTGGATTAGTTGCTTTCAACCGCTCAATTAATCCCCATGCTTTCTTAGTAGAAGACTCAGATGGGGTAGAGTCACCATCAAATACCCTTTGCTTAATGATCTTTATCGTTTCCGATAATATCCCTTTGGGAGTATCCTTCTCTTGTCTGATAGCTAGACCAACGATTGTTCCCTTGTCTGTGTAGCGTTCTAGCTTACCTTTACCAAATCTTAATGCACCAGCCTCACCTTTACCCGGCAAGTAACCCATCAGTTCATTCAGTTTAGCTGGCGCACCACTCACCGCTTGCCATACATCACCAAGGAACTCTCTGACTACATCACCGAATTGCTGGATCATCTGCTTGGCCCAAGCGCCAAACTCCATTCCTTTTTCGTAGATGTTCTGTCCTGCTTGGATGAAGTCTTCTCTTGATGGGATTAGAACGCCACCTTTCTCGCCAAGTTTTGGTTTGGCTTGCTTTTGCTTTCTAATTTTATTTACACTTGAAATGTAATCAAGCGGTTCGCTTATTGCTTCTGATTCTATCCAAGAAACAAACTCTTGAGGGACTGTTGGAAATTCATTTGCATATTCTGGGTGCATTTTCGTAAATGCCCAGTTTGTAAAAGCATCAGCAAATCTTTCTTTGATTCCCTTGCCCGGATTAGGAAACTTATCCGGCATAAGTCTTTTATTCTTAATTGAATTTAATACTTTTTCTGGAATTTGTTTATCTTCATCCAAATGATACAAGAAGTGAGATGCTTCATGCAAAGCAATCATCCTCGATTCCATTGGGGATATTACACTAACATCTATTTTCCCTCGATCTCTTCCTTCCTTAGTTAGTTGACCCTTTTTCTTTATTATTCCGCGAGTAAATTCATCTTCTGTAACTGGCCTTATGGAGACGGCATTCTGTAACCATTTCTTCATTTGACTTGCATCAAATCCAACTTTTTCTGGCGCACTTCCAAAAGTATCTCTGACCCAATCAATGCTTTCATTTATAGAATCTTTAACAAAATTTATAGCGATTCTTTTAGATTCAGATTTATCCGTTCCTTTCGCAGATGATTCTTGGATAATATCTGTGATTTCATCAATACTCGCAAAGTCTGTATCTGCCTTTTCTCTTTGAAGTTTTGGCGTAGTTGGCTTCGCTATCGTTTCCGATACTGCGGGGGTGGACTTATTTGCAATCAGAAACTCCGCATAATCCATTGCTGTTTTGCTGATTTGCGACTCGTCCCTATAGCTTCCATTTGGTCGCTGTAATCTGCGCTTACCTGACTTTGATAATACAACTTCTGCTCCCTCTGAAATATCTTTTTCAACAAGCTCTCTTCTTCTGAAGGGCATTCCTTCAGCAGTCACTGAATTATTCAAGGCATCTATGGCTCGCTTTGATGCCATTGGAGTCATGCCAACAGTGAAGTCTTGAAGTGTTGTGTTGGAACTTGAAGGTTTTGCAGCTACAGCGGTATCTCCAACTCGCTTTGTTCCTAACGCTATACGTTGCTGCTCTGGTGTTTTTTCTGTTATTGCAACCTCTACGGGTGCTTCTGTTACAGCAGGGGTGGGGGCTACGGGGGTTGGTGATGGTGAAAGTTTTAACTCAACAAGCGCATCTTGAATATCGTCTGGATGCGTGTTCGTTATTATTTTTTCTTGCAGTTTAACATCTGAAATGCCTTGTCTTTTAACTCCAATTTTAGATGCAAGTAGGTCTAACGCTTCAGTTTCTTGTGCTTCAATGATTGGTTTTTGATAAGCTGATAAGTCATCCCACTTTTTAGATTCTTCTGGCGTTGGAATAGATGAAACATTTTCTACCTTTGGAGGAACTTGTTCAGCGGGTGTTGCAGCTTCTGCGACTGCTGCCTGAGTTGGGATAACTTCGGTAGGTGCTGGAGTAACTGGAGCGGCAACTTCTGTGACTGGTGCGGCAACTTCGGGAGCAGCAATCGCTTTTGCTAACTCAATCTGTTGCTTCTCTGCTTCAGTTATCGGTAACGATGCTGAAGCAGGAAGAGTCTCGTTGATCTTGGTAATCTCATCGGTATTATCAACAATAGTTTGCTGGGCAGCTTTCCCCTCTTCAGACTCAACGCCAAACTTGTTGATGATAGCTAGAGAATCCTTGTTCTCTTGCTCAAGGATATTTGCTTTATCCAAATTAGCTCGCACTTCTGGATCATCTACAGGGATGGAAAGATCACGGGATTCAAGATCGGCTTGTTTATCTATGTCCACTTGTTCTTTCTGAAGTGGACTCATCACAATAGTAGCTCCGCCTGCTGACACGCCACCGATCAATGCCTCACCTAGCGCGGCCTTTGGTTTAATCTCTAGCCCCTTCTCTGTGAAGATTGTTTCGCCTGTTTGCTGGGCTATTGCCTGCGCTCCTTCAGTGGCTCCTTCACCAAGGAAGGATGCCGCAATCCTCTTGCTTAATGCTCCAGCGGCCTTCTCTCCACCGGGGAGATACTTTGCACCAATAGCATTCAGCGCACCTCCAGTCCCTGCTGTAGTCCAAGCATAGGCCAAGTCTTCGCTATTCGGGATTTCCCTGCCATTGTTCTTGGCTCGTTCTTGTGCGACTGGGCCAACGATCTGTGCAGCTTCAAACAATGCTGGGCCAGTAAACATACCAATACCAGCACCAACTGCTGTTCCCGCGCCGGGAACTACTGAGCCAGCAGCACCGCCGATGACTCCCCCAGCAGCCCTAGATGCGACACTCCCTGCGAGTTGTCCGACCTGTTCAACGATAGCGCGAGGTAGATATTGTAATGCAAATCCTCCGATTTGAGCTTCGCCAGCTTGCGGCTCCATGAATCTCTGTGCTGCTGGGATATAGCCTTCTGGTTGTTCAACCGCACCCTTGAGTGCAGAACCAACTGCTGGCATACCGAGAGTCTCAGCAGTAACGCCCATCGCTTGCAATGGTTGAGCGATACCAGATTTAAGCGCAGTTCCAAGTTGTGATACTTCTTGCTCTACTGAAGTTCCTACTGGTTGTTGAGTGGAAAAGTAAGATGCTATCTCATCAAGTGAATAGCCTTCTGATTTAGCATCATTAAATTTTGGGTCTGATTGACTTGCAAAACTAAATATTTCATCATCAGAATATCCAGCATCCCTAGCTTCTTTTAGCTTGTCTGCCGTGAAGATCATTTAAGGAATATAGATTTAAGTTCTTTCTTTTGTCCAGCACTTTTTGGTGCTGGTGTAACTGCTTCTGGTTTCTTTATAGATGATCTGTTAATAACTGCTTTCGCACCCATCGTTTGCATAGCAGCAGCTTTTGTTTTTAATGTCTGAAGGTCTTGAGCCTCATCTTTTGTGATTTCAATTGGAGGAAGTTTTGATCCACGAATAGATGCTTGAATTACTTCTTGCATTCCAGCATTGTAATTAGCCCTTCTTTCCTCATCTGTTGGAGGTCGTTTAACAGGTTGGTATTCAATATTGGCTACACCACCAGCGTCTTTTAGTAGATTACGCAACCTTGGGTTAGCGTCTACACTCACTGCTGCATCACTAAAAGCATCGAACCATTCAGCCGATTTCTTAGATTCATCTGCCAACTTGTCTTCTTTACCAATTGTTTGACTGATTGATTTGCCTACAGTCACTCCTCTTCTAACCCATTGAGAAAACTTTTCTGGAAGAATAAATCCAGTTACTCCGGGGATAACGGATTGTAAAGATGGGTCAGCAGCAACAAACTTTTGTCCTCTTGGAAGTTTGCTGACATGACTACTTAAATCTGATTCAGAACCAAACGATATAGATGTAGCTTCATCTTGTGCCTTTTGCTTCTCTAGTGGCATAGATGACCAATCATCAAATTTCTTTTGGAAAGTTATCTCAAGTGGGCTTGGTTGCTCTTGTGGTTTCTCTTGTTTAAATGCGAGAGGTGTTGGTGCTGATTCTTGTACTGGCAGTTGCACTTCAACTGGGGTCGATAGATCACCTTGTACAGCTAGGTTATCTTCTTGAGCTTGCATTGACTGTTGTTGTGGAACTAATGTTGGCTGCTGCATTCTTTGCTGCCTTGCCCTGATTGCTTCACCAATTGGAAGCCCCATTGCTCCAGCCCTTGATGCTTCAGCTACTCCTTGATCAACAATTCCTTCTTCAGTTACATCTGGTGTTATTCCATCTTGGTCATTTAGTCCAGTTATAATATCATCTGCGGTGACTTGAGAACCACCTCCACCACCATATCTAGCCCTAGATACATCAATCTGCTGACCCTTAAAGTAATCATCAGAAGCAAACTGACCAGCCTTGAATGCCATCTGGGTAATGTTCTGGATGTAGGGATTGTTAGGATTCTCCATAGCTATTGCCATGATCTTGCTGAATCCTGCGCCACTTTTACCAGAGTCGAAGTCTGTCATGGCAGATTTGAAGGCTTCTTGCATTCCGGGTAGTGCATTCTTGTATTGGTTTTGTAATGCAACAGTTTGGAATGTTGAAGAGATTTGACCTCCCAGTTGTGCTAGGTTACTTGCTAATATATTATCTTCGGCCATAATAGTTATTTTCCGTAAACTGGCGCAGTAATTGAACCACTACTTGGTTTGTAAAAGTTTCCACCTTGTGATGGGGTGTATGTTTGTCCACCATATCCAGATACTGGCTTCGCTCCAAATGGATTAGTGAACCCCATTCCAGAACCTCCTCCGAATTGGCCAATTCCACCACCGCCGCCACCTCCACCGCCAGCACTTCCTCCACCCATCATAGGTAGTGTAGTTCCAAGAAGTCCTAGTGATGCTCCACCTGTAAATGGGGCAGCACCAATTGCTACAGCAGTTCCTACTGCACCAATAATCTGATTGGTTTTAGATGCTTGGTTAGCAGCATTTACTTTAGCATCGTATTGTTCTGCTGCCGCTTTTTGTTGTCCATACGATTGTGATGGGCCAACAAATCCTGCTGTTTCAAATGGATCATAAGCAAATGAGTCAGCTAGTTGCTGCCAGCCCATTGCTGTGCTAACTCCTTTTTCTTGGAGTTGTGTAGATTGTAGACCGAATTGCCTTGGAACCATGCCTTGCGCCATCTGGAATCCACCAGCCCTACCCGCTGTTGCTGGGTTGAATCCTGCGCCACCAAACTCAGCAATGTTTCGCATGGTTTGTTCTTGTACATCTTGAGGGAGTTCTCCCCTCATCCATGATGCTGTAATGTCACTAGCTTGCCTACGTTGGGCAGTAGCCCCCGGCATGACTCGTTCAATCTCAGCCAATCTAGCGGCTGTAGCTTTTTGCGCTGACTCAGTATACGATGGTAAGTCTTGTGCTAACGCAACTCCGGGGCGTTCGATATACTTAGCTGTCTTAGATTTTTTTGCTGATCCACCCATGATTAAACCCCTGCCTTTCTAGCAAACTCATCCCATTTATATGCGTGTAATTTACTGCTTCCCCTACGCAACCACAAAACCCAATCTTGTTTATTTGGGAAAATCCTTTTAATATGTTCAAACAAAGATTCGCTAGTTGCGTTAGCAGCTAGTTCAATAAACCATGCGTTAGTATTCGATGTTTGCATATCTATATCTTTTGTTTCTGGATCGTAATTTAATTCGCTTGCTAGAATAAATAGTTTCTTTGTTATAAATACAAGCCCGAAATCTTTGTGCCAGTCGATTCTTTCTTGTAAAGGTTCTTCTCCATATTGTAATTGCCACTTATTAGCTAGGTCGTATGCCGTCATCTATACAAGAAGTAGTCGTTAGCTGATGGAGAAAGTAAATCAGAACCGATTAGGTTCTCTGCTCTGCTATAGTTAGCAAAGCGGATAGGAGCGGCGGTTGGTATCTCTTCACCTTCCATTTCCTTCTCTTGCTCTTTGATAGCAAGGTCTAGGTTCATCAAGAACTCTTGCGCTTTCCTGTTGTCTCTGGAGTTCAGAGCAAGGATAGCGTAGATCATTGCATCTGGGATGAACTCAACTAGCTCTTGTTCATCTACCAGATCAAAGTATCTCTTAGAAGCATACAGAGTGATGCACTCGCACGTTCTTGGTGCTTTGAACCTACGGAATGATGGGTTAACATCATTAGGTTGGTAGACAGAGATTAATGTTTTAGCTTCCAGCGAGGTATCGTACGCATAGATTCTTACTCTTCCTTTGGTTGCGGGTTTAGATACTGATCTAACTCCTTTGATCAATAGATCAGATTGAGCTAGGTCTGGTGGGTTAACCCCAGTTACCTTGATCGTATGGTAGGTGTCGTATTGGTCTTGTACTTCAAATGTCAGAGTCACGCCGATGTCTTCTGCGTTTTCTAACATCACACCTAAACGATAGAAGTGGGTGGTGTAGTCCCTAAAGAGAACGTGCTTCCCTCCTACTTCCGTAATCAAACGATGGCAGGATTGGTCAGCATTCAGCGCAAATGCGTTAGTCGAATTGAACCATTCGTCAGCTAACGATACTGCGTTATCCCCTACCCACGCCAGCTTGATTTGCTCATAGCGATTGGGTAGAGTGAAGCAGTCGTTAACGCAACAAATCTGGACGTACTCTTCTTGAGTTGTCCACGCACGTTTATTCCATAGCAAGCGTCTGGCCTGATTGATTGCTTTAAAAGCTCTCTCATCAGAACATACGCCACTATCTCCGACAAAACCCTTTACGAGTTCTGCCATCTCTTTGAGGGTATCACCCATTATCGTTAACGATAATTACTTCTGGTAGCCTTGTTTTGGAGTGCCAGCAGTCGTGTAGATGCTAGGCTTTTTGGCTCCAAGGTTTGGCATATTGCCCATACCTTCGCCGATCTTACCGCGAGTTGGTGAGCCGCCAGAGACGAGGCGAGGGTCAGTTCCTTTTAGTGGTGTCATAGTATTTGTTTTCTTTATGGCTATTTACTTACGAAGTGTGAACCGCCATCCAGTCCAAACTCGTTATTTCTGCAATATTATTATCAACTCTAACTGTAAATCCAGCAGTAGTTTTACTTCCAGTTACCAATGAAAACAAGGGGGTTGTTAGCGGTGTTCCAGAAGCATAGACTGGAGTAAGAGAAACGCCATACACATTTGTTGGCAACACGGACGAGAATGATATTCCAAGAGTTGTTGTATCTCCAGATGCTACAGCAACATTTCCTGATCTTACTTTTACTACTGGATTAGACTCAAGCACATCAATGCGAGCGTCAAGCGCAACTCCTTCTGCTTCTAGCGCATCAATCTGATTCTGTTGATCAGCTAAAGTCTCGTTGATCTGAGCAATCTGTTCTGGTGTTACGTCACCTAAGCCGGGTACGTTGATCGTTCCGTTGACTAGAACAACGTCAATAAATTCTTGCAAGATTTCTGACCAGTTTCCTGTAGGGCAGAAATCAATTGGAACATTCGGGAATGTTAAGGCTGGACTGGAATCTTGATTATCCATTGATTGAGTAGTCGTAATATCTTTCTGGGCAGCAGTTAATGTCTGGACACTCTTGATCGTTTTCTGGGCAGTCACCAATCGGAGAGTCTTCCAAATTCTTAATGTTTGCCATTATTCTTACTCTGTCCACTGTTGCCGCTCCTGTCAAGTTAATCTTTAATTGAAATTCACTTCCTTCAATAACTGGTATATCAGAAATGTAATTACATTCAGACGGATCGGGTGAGTTAAACTTGTATCTCTTGTAGGAGTCTCCGCCCCTGCGTGGATTGCATGGTGTTTTTAGAACGGGTGAACATGGGTCACACCCATAGGTCGTAGGAACTTTAAGCTCACTCCAACATGGATAGGAGTCTGGTCTGAACTCAGCTTTACTTGTGACTTCTCCTTTGATTTCAGATAGCCACATTTCTCCACCAGTGATTCTTTTCCTCAAGAACTTATTCGATGCCCCGCTTTGCGCGAAGTCATACCTTCCCGATGTGAAGAATGATTCGATTGCTCTAGTTCCATTAGCACCGAAATCACTTCCAGTAGAGTTAGTGAACTCATACAAACGATTCTTATTATCGTTATCGAATGAGAACCCGAATCCACGCTTCTGACCAGTGATCAATGCAGATAGCAGTTGAGTTGGTCTAAAGCCCGTCCAGATGCCATTCCAGCGAAAAGAAAGCTGTGCGTCAGGTGAGGGTGAAGAGGATTGATCTAGGTCAAGCACTACCATTCCCCTATGATACCTATTCAATCCTTCTACCCCTGCCGCCCGATAGGTTTCTGGTGCTACTGTACTGATCAGATAGTTATCGAAGAACATCGTAGAAGCGAACTGCTTTAACCAAGGAGTATCATTTGATACCCACTTGTTCACTTCTCTAGATAGTTTACGAAGCGAGAAGTATCTGGCAAATTCTGATTGGCTATTGGAATAGAATGCCCAACCATCATGTGATCTGAACCAAAGCTCAGAGTTAGCTAAAGCTGTGTATGGTGATACGCATCCACGACCAAGCAAGCTGATCGTTTGCATATTGGTTGTAGCCCATTGCGCTCTTGGGATACTGACATCCATTGCGAATGCTCCGTTAGCAGTTAGGATGACCAATGCACCTTGGGCGCGGAGGTTAGTTCCAATCTGTGGCATTACTTTCATGCCTGTGATATTTCCCATCATAGATGGAGTGGAGAAAGCTCCACCTTCTGCCCAGTATCCGATCTCTGTGAAGTTCTCGGTATTCTTGGTATCGGTGAATCCGTTTCCGTAGATAATATCTGAAGCGTAGATTTGGTTAAGCCTATCCGTTACGAATACTCGCCCGAAAGCGTATTCCATGATAGTCCCAATCGGCATCTTCTTGAGGTATGGGTTCAGTCTATAGGCTGGTACACTCAAGTCTCCATCCCACGCAATCGCATTCTGGTATCCGTTCTGGATGTACACCCGATCTTCGGCTTGCACGAACCATGTGTGCATCATGCCGGGGTCATTGCCTCCGATTAACTTATAAGCGTAGGCTATGTTGTTTACTATCTTTAGGAAGTAGATCACCCCAGATACCGATAGAAGAATCCCATCGTTGGTATTTAAGTTCGTTGCCCGATATGGATATGAACCTTGGAAACTACCATTCTGAATATCGTTAACGATAATCTCATCTTGGCCTTCCCCTACTACGATTGAGATGTTGCGGATGCTCGGCCTTGTTCTGTTAATCCCGCCTCGGAATGTTCTATTAACAGACTCTGCCACCATTGATGGAGGCAAATACGATGGATGAGTATCTGCGTCTTGCGCTACGATACTTGTGAAACCATCAAAGACTGATCCATCTGCTGGCATTAGGAGTTAACGCTTTTGATTACAATGAATCGCAATGTCAATGCTTCTGATAGACTCGCTGCTGTGATATTGCGGATTACGATATTAGCATTGCTTGCCGCTGGCTCCACCGCGAAGTTGTATGAACCAAGCGTTCCTCCAGCAATATGACTTACAACTACAATGTCTGTAGCAGAAATAACTGTGTTGCTCACATTGAATGTAACGGAGGTGTCTGCTGCGAGTGCCGCATTATCGGTAACGATAGTTCCAGTAGGACGATTCAGAGTAACAGAGTTTGTCTTTGCGCCTGCTCCTTGGGTGATCGTTCCTCCTGCACCAGTATTGTATCCAATTTTAGAAGAATTGCCATTAGCAAGGATCGTGCTGTTTGATGCAATTGTGCTATTCACAATCAATGCACCAGTCATTGTATCGCCAGCTTTATTTAACTTTAGCGCATTAGCAGTATCAACATATTGCTTAGTTGCCGCTTGAAGATTTGTTGTTGGATCAGCAGCCAATGTAACACTTGTTGCGGTAATTGCTCCTATAATAGCAGCACTTGCTGCGGTAATTGCTCCTGTCGCGGTAATTGCTCCTGTGCTTACTGCCCCAGTAGTAGTCAATGGCTGGATACCAAGATCAATTGGGCCAACTTGAAGAACGCTATTAATTGTAGCAAACTCAACAATCCCAGTAGATGATTTAGCTAGGACAGTATTGTTAGCTCCGTTAGTCCAAGTCAGATTGCTTGCCCCATCAGTCTTCAAGACTTGCTGGGAAGCTGGTGTCTGAATGGTTTTCTGACAGGCAGCAGAGTCTTCTACTACCAATCGTTTACCATTAGCTGTCGTCTCAAGTGGTTCGCACAACAATGGATATTCGGAATCGCATGGTGGGCAGGGAGTGCAAGGTGTGCAGAGGCTCATAGTATTTGTAAGATTATTGCTATTGTTATTACTATTGTCGAAGGGATTGTCAAGTCTGCAATCAATTATTTAAAAAGGTTAGTTTATTAATATAGTTAATCGGCTTATGATCAACAAATGCAGAAATATAATTACCATTCTTGAAATCTTTGACTAATGATAGTACCATATCTTTCGATTTTTTAATTAAACCGATTTCTTGCACATTACCAATACGGTCAATGTACAGATTTGTGCCATGATGCCTAAACCCCATCCATAGTGGCGGTAGAAAACAAGCATAGTCATTTGTGTTTTGAACTCTAAGGTGTTTGACTTTTAAATGCTTTACAAAATCACCATCCCCTACTCTGGGCGAACCGAATGTAATAAGAGTATCGACTTTATCTTGCAGCCTAGATGCAACAATTGTAGCGATTCCCGCTCCCAAACTATGACCAGTTATAAACAATTTGTTTCCAGAAATATGTTGAGCGATTTCAACAGCTACCGCTTCCCATAATTTATTTGCTTCTTTTTGAAATCCAGTATGAACCTTGCCACCGCTTTCTTTTTCTTTACTGACATTTAAATCAGCTAAAATATCTGACTTTTCCGTTTTATTTATGCCAGTAAATGATACTTGTGTGCCTCTAAAAGACAGCACAATATCATCATCTTTCTTAGTTAGATAACCTTGCGCTCCATCAATATCAAAATACTTTATTACATTATAACCGATTTCTTGAAATAATTTAACGGACTGCGACATATCTTTTCTTGTCGCATAGTTTATTTTCATAAACTCTAATAATTTCACTTCATCCATGTGGGTTATTTGAGTGTAAGGCAGATTAGGATAGGAGAAATGTTAAGGTAGTTTTTTAGTTTTGGTAATCTTCTGGCTTATCGTGTTTGCTTGGGAAGTCGGATGGCCAGTTTAAAACTTTTATATCTTCAGCCCTTCCAGTATCCTTTACATATTCAGAAGACTCATTTTGAGTATATTCTTTAATTGTTCCGTCATTTGTCATAATTGAAATTGTATTTTCAATTAAATTCCATGTTACTTCATTATTTTCCATAATATTATATTACCAAATTGGATATTGAAAAATATATCTAAATTCATTTGCCAATGTATTTGTTGCAATAAACCCAAGAGAAATTACATTATTTGTTCCATCATATGATATTGTTCCAATTGTTTGAGTGCTATTACTTGTTGAAGCCGCTGTTCCAGAAGAAGACGCATTTGTAAGAAGTGCGTTTAAATTTGATGGAATTGGTGGAGCAAATCTAACAGTTGCGACTCCGTTTGCTGTTGGAGTAATTGTAACTCTTCCAGAAAGAGTTGCAATCCTATCTTTTATAGAAAAATTGCACAAAGAAAATACAACTGTAGTAACATTTGTTGATAGAGCAAGCGATGGTGTATATGTTCCAGAATCAACATATTTGTTATCTACATTAGGATCATACGATGTTGCAAATATTTGTTGCGCTCCAACTGTGTCTCCAAAGAATTTGTTTCCACTCCAAAAAACCATGTTGGTTTTATATTTGTAATTAGATGGTGGATATACTGTAGTATCTGTTAATGTTCCAACGCTTATTGGATTTCCAGTTCCAATATCTGAAAACATATTGTCTCTTACATTTACTGAAAAGCAATCATTTGCAATACTTATAGATGGCCCAGTTCCACCTGTAGTTGGGCCTACTAAATTATTTCCAACAATTGATATTCCATTTGAATACTCTTCACAAACAATATGTTTATCTGAATCTGTAATCGTATTGTTATTAATGATAACATTCATCAAATCTGCGGTTTTATGGTAATAATCTGAACCCTCAATGCGAATCCCCATAAGTGTTCTTTTTATAACATTATTCGATACATTTGCTCTTACATTTTTAATAGCAAATCCGAGTAGAGCAACTGAAGGAGATATGTAAATTCCTTCTTGGAATGCTTCAATTAAATTATTAGATACTAATGTATTATAACAATAATTAAATAATAAAATACCAGATCCTTGAGTTGAACTGTCACCAGTAATTACATTATTCGTGCAAATTGAATTTGGCGATCTTAAAAACACTCCGGTGCCGCAATATAAAAATTGATTATTTGTAACTTTTACACCATATGATCCTGAGTGTGATGTCATTCCATTTGCACAATTTATAACAATACACCTATCTACATATGCAAAAAGACATGGTGAAAATACACTTGATCCAAAAAATCCGTCAGAATATGTTACATCAAATCCTTGATAACCATTTTCAATTTTGCAATCTTCATATCCACAATTCCAACTTGAGATATTTGAAAGTGGATTGTAAGTAAATGAATTTGCAATTCCTGCCGTGTAAAAAACAGAACATCCAACAGATTTAGTATTGTAACAATTTAAATAATTTACTGCTTCTCCAATAGCATTTAATGAAAAGTGACAATTTTTAACCAATCCATTATTTACTCCATACAGATTTATTTTGTTTGATCCTGTTCCAGAAATAAAATTAATGTCTTGAATCCTTACATCATCAACAAAATTTATCTTTCTAATATCTGCATTCGCTCTACTGTTGATTGTAAAAGTAAGTGTTGTTCCGCTCGTAAGAGTAAATCCAGCATCAGATGAAGAATACATCCTGATTTGTGTAGAATTTATAATTGCAGAAATCCTAACAACATAACTTGATGGAATTCCAGTTCCAGTCACAGTCATTTGTTCTACCAATCCAGTAGTATCTCCAGATGCAAGCGTAATTGTAAAAGCATAATTCCCAGATGCAACAGTTGGTATATTACATACTTTTGTTGTATTTGGAGTTTCCGCTGAGTTACTTGTATTGTAATCTGGAAATATAAGCGGTGGATAAAATTCAAATGTATCAGAATCATTTACTGTTTGAACATTAAGAATTTCACTATAATACGATGCTTTTAGTGACCCAGTTCCAATACCCAATTGCCAATCACCACCATCAGGAGTCAAAGCATTTCTTTGCGACAACAACGCATACTTGTCTCCGACAGATGCGCCATGCGGTGATGCTGTTGAAACGCTCGTATCATATCTTCCAATATTAGAAGATATTGCTATTGGTGATCCAACTGTTGGAACTGTGTATATGAAATCACCAGTTGTTTGAGTTGAGTAATCAAAAATTGTAGACCCATTAATATCACCGCTTATCGTAACATTACTATAAGTTTGAAGTTGGCTTGAAATTTTATATTTACCAGAAGGGATGTATACGAATTTTTTAGTCGTAGATGAATTTGCGTAATTTATTGCATTTTGAATAAATGTTGCAGAATCAACTACTCCAGTAGGATCAGCACCGAAATCTAATACGTTCACCACATCAGCAAACCTATTAGCCAATGTCCTTGCTACTGCTGCTGCCCCAGTTCCAGAACCTGATCCAGTGGTTGTTGCCGTGAACAAAGACCCTACGACATAAGTTTGTCCCGTGGTTCCAGCAATTGTGTTCCATTGCGTTTGTGTGGTTGTTCCAAGAGCAGTGATCTTGTATTGCTGTGCTACAACGAATGATCCTGCGGATACTCCAGTTGATCCAGTCGATACGATCCCTTCTAGGACGTTTTGTGTTGCTTTAGTTAGTGCCATAATATTTTATTTTGCTGTCCATCCATTAAATGTTGCTCCACCAGATTCTTTGACCCACAGAGTTTGCCCGGCTCCTCCAGATTTATTTGTGTATAGACTGCCCAATTGAGCAACTACAACTCCTTCTGGACTTCCTATTCCATTGTAGATTTCTGCAAAACCATATAATGATACTATCACAAGAATTGATCCTGCTGGAACTGGAGAAGACATTGTTAATACATATGGTGTGCCGCTTGCGATTGTATAATTATTGGGGTCTTGTATAACTCCATCTATTGCGACAAGGTATGCGTTTGGATTTGTTGTGATTGCGCCAGTAATATCAAATGTAACATCTACCCCATCTCCAACATAAGACCATCTTAACCCACCAAACGATGTTTGTAGTGCTTCAATTTCATCAAGAATAGCTTGAGCTTGCTCTTCAAGTATCTTAGCTAATCTAGCATAGTAAGCTGCGCGATCAGCAATAGCATTTACTGCGGACTCACTTGGGCCACACGGATTGCATTTTGAACTTCTGGAATTTCCGCAACTCATAATATATTTATCGTTAACGATAGTTTGGGTTAAGTCAAGTGTTTTTATGCTGTAGAAAGAGAAACTACAACAAGTATACTTCCACTTGGCACAGTTGAAATTGTTAATGTCCTTGGAGAGACATTGTTTATTGTATAGTTTGCTGGAGCTTGAAGGACTCCATCAATCTGAGCAATGTATAAAGCAGAAACTAAACTACCACTTGTATTTCCTGTAAGCGTCCAAGTGGTTGTTGACCCATTACCAGTAAATGTCCAAACACTACCAGCGTTCGATGAAGGGATTATTCCTGTTGCTCCTTGTGGCCCCGTTGCGCCTGTGGCTCCCGTGCTTCCAGTACTACCTTGACTTCCAACTCCCGTGGCTCCAGTCGCTCCCGTAACACTTAATCCGCTTGCGCCAACTAGACCTGTTGTTCCCTGCACTCCTTGAATGCCCGTGCTGCCCGTTGCTCCTTGAACACCTTGGATGCCTGTGGCTCCTGTTGCTCCTTGATTTCCAGTAATAGAAATTGTCCAAGATGCAGCAGTCGTTGTTCCAACACTTAAATCTTTTAAAACAGAAAATGAAGTTCCACCAGTAATTGTAACAACGCCTTCAAAATAATTTGAAGTTGTATTTACTACTCGTATTCTATTTCCAGTAATAAATGCACCTTGTTTATTGGTTGTCATCACAACTGTTCCAGATGACGATGGGGTTGTTGATGTTGTTGAAGTCACCCCATCATACCCTAAACCAGTAGCTCCTGTGGAACCCTGCGTACCTACACCAGTCGCGCCTGTAGCCCCAGTTGTTCCAGTTAATCCAATAACGCCTGTAGAACCCGTGGAGCCTTGGATGCCTTGGATTCCTGTTGCGCCTGTGGAGCCAGTAACCCCAGAAACGCCTGTTGCACCAGTACTGCCCGTGGAGCCTTGGCCTCCCGTAACTCCCGTTGCGCCTGTGCTACCAGTGGAACCTTGTCCTCCCTGTACTCCTGTGGCTCCTGTGCTGCCCTGACCTCCAACAACGCCAGTTGCTCCTGTGCTTCCCGTAGAACCCTGAATGCCTTGAACGCCCTGTACTCCCGTTGCTCCTGTCGATCCTGTAAGACCAATAACCCCTGTAGTTCCTGTAAGACCAGTTGCCCCAGTTGATCCGCGAAGACCAGTTGCTCCTGTTGTTCCCTGCGCTCCTTGGATACCTGTGGCTCCCGTGGTTCCCTGACCACCTTGGATACCCGTTGCCCCAGTGGAACCTTGTCCTCCCTGTACTCCTGTTGCTCCAGTGCTGCCTTGTCCTCCAACAACACCTGTAGCTCCTGTGCTTCCAGTCGATCCTTGAATGCCTTGGATACCTGTGGCTCCTGTGCTGCCCTGACCTCCAACAACGCCAGTTGCTCCTGTGCTTCCCGTAGAACCTTGTCCTCCGACTACACCCGTTGCACCAGTAGAACCAGTAGAACCTTGAACTCCTTGAATACCAGTTGCTCCAGTCGATCCCGTGCTGCCTTGCAAACCAATAACGCCCGTAGCACCAGTACTGCCCGTGGAGCCTTGGCCTCCCGTAACTCCCGTTGCTCCTGTGCTTCCCGTAGAACCTTGAACTCCTTGAATACCAGTTGCGCCTGTCGATCCAGTTGAGCCTTGATCACCAGTAACTCCTGTAGCTCCTGTAGCTCCTGTCGATCCAGTAGCTCCATCTAGCCCAGTAACCCCAGTTGCGCCTGTAGTTCCCTGCATACCTACTCCAGTGGCTCCAGTCGCGCCTGTGGAACCCGTTGGCCCTTCTACACCAGTTGCTCCGCTTGCTCCAATAGCTTGTTGAGCGAGACACGCTGATTGAGCCGCGCTCTTAGCGGATTCTTTAGCTGACCTCGCATAAGAGGCAACTATAATAGTCTCATTGCAGCAATCTTTCATAATTTTATCGTTAACGATAATTTAGCTTCAGTCAAGTCGTTTCCACTAATAGATAGGGAATTGTCTTTTGGTTGTATCTAGTCATTTCTGAGTAGACTAAATTGATGAATCCGTCCCATTGCGGCGGGTAGATCGTTTGGCAACCCAACGACGATGTGGTGTTGTATCCTCCCCGATGTATGTTAATAGCGATTCCCATATCATCCCCAATCCCATCCCGCGTGACTGGCAGTTCTTCTTTTGGGTTAGAAGGTCGAAGCGCAGGGTAGCCGCCTCCGGGTTTACTAATGCCATGATTCCCCTTACGGAACCTATGAATGCCCGTTTTGAGAACCGCGATACCCTTCTTATGAACTGACGGATCAGTATTCGCATTGAAAGTAGCATGAACAGAAGGAGATAAAAGTATAATCGCATCATCGTAGATACCCCTATCGTTCTTCCCTTTCTCTCCCATAGTATCACGATAATAGCCTCTAATACCAACCAAAGCAACACGATCAACGATTCCCGATTTAATTACCATCGAGAGCGTCTTCTCCTTTGCTTGCTGCGGTCGGGAGTTTGGAACCATTAGCCTTTACGAACTACATTAATTAATCCAACAAGTCCTAGTCCTGCGACGATGATAGACTCTTGGAGTTCTGGCTCAATTTTAACCCCAACTGCAATAGCAATTAGGATCAGTCCGCGCCATGTGGAGTTCTCACTCAGTTTTTCGAGTAGTGTAGTTAGTAGGTTTTTCATTTTTTAAGTCCTTTAATTTCTGGAAGTTCGTAACAGAACTTTCCGTATTTTGTTTCGAGGCATACGTTTGGTTGAACCCCAGCACATCCCGTTAAGAATGCCATGCCCAAAAAGATAAATGATATAACTATCATTACTATTACTATTTTTTTTGGTTTCATTTTTTAATTATTTGTTTGGTCATGTAGATGCACGTTAGGACACCAGCAATAATACTGATGATTCCGCCCCCGATTCTAATTGACGCTTCTATTTCTGGTAACATACTTACTATAAATCCTGTGGTCGATATGATCGTACCCATTACTCCGTGGCTGGTGGCGTTGTCGTTCATACAGTTGGTCTTGTTGTTTTATAAGGGTGTCCTGCTGGAAGCAAGGAAACTAAATTCCACTTCCATGCGATATACCCTTCCATTTTTTGTCTGTCAGTCAAGGTTAGAGTTGAGCTATAAGATACAATTTCGCATACAACTCCATCCCACGGGCTAATGTTTTGTCGCAGAGTTCCGATTCCGTATCCTGCAACAGTAACTGCTGATGCTGAGTTAGCTGAAATGAATCCCATTGAGGTATTGAGTTGAGGAAGGACAACCCGATTCGTTCCGTCTGCGGATATTTGGGTTGCGTTCAAGAAGAATGGCCCACCTAAAAATGTGTTATTAGCAAACGATTGGGTTAAGCTATTTCCAAAGAAACAGTTTCCGTTTGCGCTGCCCCCATCAATCGCTCCACCAAACAAAGGCATGAATGAATATGCTCCATTGTAAAATACTGTTCCACCCTCGTATTGGGCAACGATGAACACATTTCTGTAATCTCTCGTTGTTACTTGGTTCGTTGAGAATAGACGTTTAAGCCCAGTAAAACGAATTGCATTCATTCCATTTACTGTTGTAAAGACTGGTTCTTCACCAGAGTTAGGAATAGCATGGTTTGCTATGCTCGATTTATCTCTCCATTCAGTTACTAGCGGCCCGTTTAGTGTCAAAGTATTGTTATCCGCTCCATCCAACCATAAATTGATCGTTGCAGTTGCGTTTGTTGGACTCCAGTAATTATTAGGAGCCGCAACTGCATTACCAAGGGAAGACGGAATAAATGCAGCTTGTTTAGAGCAAACAACAATCGTGTTGGTGTATGTGATCTGTGCGTAAGCAAAGACATATCCATCAATGTTAAAGCAAGGAGTTTCTGCACTCCATGTGCCATCACCATTGTTTACAGTTGTTGCTGTAAGCCATGTTCTATTCTGCCAATCAGCAGTTTCAAGAGCATAATAGATTTGAATCGCTGAAATATTTGCTGTGTCGGACGGAGCAACTGTTACCATTGGGTATCCAGTATTTGCCCCAGAAGTGACTAGGCTAGGAATCGTGTTTGGATTGCTAGGCCAAGTGGCAATTGTGCCTTTGAGTTTATGGTCAAACCATAATTGAACGTCTTGCTCTATGCCTGTAATAATGTGATTTGCATTTGGGATAAATGCATAGCTTCCCGTTATTGGGCATACCTCAAAGTTATGGAATCCTCGATCAAAGTTCCCATGAAAATCATTTGTTGCCGTTAGCCAGAGAACAGGTGCTGTTGCGTATGGAGCATATGCCTGTGATTCAAGCGTGGAAATATAATAATTATTTCCCTCAACAAATGTTGGTTCTACATATGGCAAAGCGTATGGCAGAACATTGAATGTCTTCCAGTAGTGAATCCAACCATTCCCAAAAGTCGAAATAACGGCTTTAATGTCTGGCTCGATTGCCATACCCCAAGCAATATTTCCACCCCAAGAATTTCCCCAAAATCCGATTTTAGTTACATCAATATCAGCGGTAAGAGTCTTAACAAACGCTAATACTCTGCGAGGAATTGCTGACCAATAATACATATCTTGGGCGCGAACATCAGTGATAGTCGCAACAGATACTTGACTTGCATAGTTAGAATTAGGATTAACGTATTGATTCAATCTGCTCAATGCAGATGGATAAACTGTCATTAGATTTGCGGGATATGCAGGGATTGTTCCTCCAGCAGTTCCGCGCCAATCGTACTGAATTACAGCATAACCAAGATTTGCGTAATTAGTGTAGTCAGCTACTCCTGCCCACCATCCATTTGTGAAAATAAAACATGGAAGATTGCCTTGTCCACGAAGAGAAACTTTTACTTGGTATTTAACATAAACACGAATCAACTCCCCGTCGATTGGCATATCAATGAATGAGTTTTGCGTAAGAACTCCATTCAGCGTTGTTGCATTAATAATAGTCTCATTAAAAGCACCAGCATTTGGATCGTAGTTATTGTACCTTGAACCTACATTCCAAATGGAATTAACATCTGGAACAACTTCATTGTTTGTATCTGCACGATACCAAGTGTTATCTTTTGGGTAAACTATAGATTGGCTATTATTCCCCTGTTTGCCAAATCCTGTTGCATTCGGGCTATATGCGGTAGTCCCATCTGGGAGGCTTGTTGGAAGGTCATTTACAGTTTCATTGATTACAGAAGTTGTAGAACTTTTAAAGAAATCAAGTTTCCCCGTAAATGGATTAAGATTAAATGGCATCTTCTGGTCTTTCTGGAAGCTGCGAAATATCTACCTCTTCTATTGGTTTTGCAATTGTTCCAACTGGAGGTTGCCAGTCTTCAAGATTTCCATTCCAGACAATGGTATTTACTAGCCAACCACCTTCTTCGTCGAGTAAAGCGTATCCGTTCATAAATTAAAAGTATGTTGTAATTACAATAGCACCATTGGCTCCTGCTCCTCCTGCACCCGAAGTAAAACCGAAAGCGCAACAACCACCACCACCACCTCCACCAC